ACTCGTAAGGGAACGTATTCACTGATTCCAGCGATTGCATCCTGCCAGATCTCATAGAACTTGTTACGTCCGTTTGGAGTGGAGGTTATGATTACTTTCGCGTTAGGGTCGGCCGTGATCGTAGGTAAGATGGCTCGATAGAACTCGTCCAAGTTAGACTCGTTGATGTGCGCGAACTCATCGATGTACAACAAGTTAACAGTAAGACCGATACCTGATTTTTTGGTGGTGGTTCTACCGACTATGCGACTGTCATTGTCGAACTTGATGTTTCCTGAGTTTATGTGCTTGATTCCAGGTTTCAAGAAGAACGGTAGGCCGTCTAGGCATATACGGAACTTGTCCAATAGCTCTCGAGTAGTGGTAAAGTTATCGGCAACAACTAATGCTGTCTTTTCTGCATGGAAAAGAAGGAACCACAGGATAAAGATCGCTGACGTAACCGACTTACCCGTCTGGCGACTTGCCATCAGGATGTTATACTTGTTTCCTTTAAAAGAGGTAAGGATTTCTTCCTGAAAATCACGAAGACCTGGGGTGTCCTTAACGAACTTTACACCGTCATCAGTCTGTATCTTACAGTAATTGATCGCAAAATAGATTAGGTCGTACTTACATCTCTTTAGCTCTTCCCATTCCTCTGGAGTGTATTCAAAGGGTAAGTTTGCTCTTTTTAAAGAAATGTCATTGTCCTTGAATGGAGAGTTATGGATCCCTTTGATATCGAACCCTTCGTTTTCGATCTCGTCCAACAGCTTATTGATTCGAATAGTAGTCCATACCGATGTGTTTGTGTCATCGTCGCCACCGGACATTGCTGATATTTTTCTAGGGGTAAATGCGCCCCTGTTTGACATTATATCTTTCATCGACTTAAAGTATTTCGTTAAGGTCTATAAAATCATCGGTCTCCTCGTCGTCCTGAATCTGAATGTTTCTTTCACGCATCAGGTCTGCCTTCTTTGTTGGATTTATCAGGTCGCCAGTAGGAACCTGATTGCCATCGGTCTTGGGTTCAGACGGTAGACTCTTTATCACGTTTTTGGTTCCAACTGTGATAAAGAACTGGCCCTCTTCTGGGCTAGAACCTATCTGTTGGGAATCCGGGTTCACAGGAGCCTCACTGTTCAGCTTCCTATAAGTATCTTCTAGAAACAGAACATAGTTTGCCTGCATCTTCGTAATAGAAGCCATCTTATCTTGTAACTGGCCCATAACCTCGATCAATCGAGGATGAGTGTTACCTGAAGTTATCTCTTCCATTACCTTGATGATTGTTATCTTAATCGTCTTTAGCTGGAAGAAAAGGTTTGAGATGTTGATTGTATCTAGTTCCTTCTTGTGCTTTGCGTAATCGTTTTCCTCAAAGATTCCAACGTCTACAAAGTTTTTGAATAGCGAGTCAGTTATCTGTCTCGCCTTGTTGGTGAACTGGTTGCTCATCTCCTCAAAGTCGTATGGGCTTTCCTTCTTGGTCTGCTCTGAAACTTCGCTGTCCACGACGAGGTCAGTATGAGTCTCTTGACCTATTGCGCTCAATAGACTGCTTATTTCGTTTTTTAGGTGATGTCGATCTTCTCGACTTATTCCGCCTTTTCCTTTGGCCATATGTTATTATCTTATCTTGTTTTCGTGTTTATCCAGTGCAGGGTTGGCAAATATCTTTATCTGCTTTACCGATTCTACCCATTCATACACTACCTTATCCATCTGCCCTATGAAATAGTCTAGGTTTTCATTCACCCCGAACATGTAAGAAGAGATCGAGTTTTTCATGATCTTGTCCTTATAGTCGTAACCAACGTTAAGTCTCTTTTCTTTTCTAGCGTAAACCGCTCTAAATATGCTGTCTTTTACCATGTTAAGCCTCCTTTCTTCCCATTATGTCTTTAATCTGTATGTTTACTGGGCCGAGTGCACCATCGGTGATTCCAGTAGAATAGATGTTTCCGTAACGATCCGTAAATCCTCCTCTTATCAAAGGAAGTTCCCTTTCGGATATTATTATGTCATTGAACTCGTCGACTCCAATATCCGCAGCACTAGGGTCAGTTATCTTAGAAACCTCGTTCTTCTTACAGACTATCGTTATTGCGACCGAGTCTACCCCATTTACCTCTTCGACTATCTTAATCAGGTCGCTCTTAGGTATCCTGTTTCTTCGAGTGGTCTGTATAAAGAAGTTTGCAATGTTGTTCAAGATGTCTCTCTTGATGATGTCAGTAGTAACGTCATCGTATACGATTATCGAAACGTTTATCACATATTCACTAGCAATCGGGTCTACTATCTGAATGTCGGTGGATATGAGCTTGCTTCCGCACTTCTCGATGTATTGTAAAAGAGAGTTCTTTTGAAAATCGCTCATTATGAACTTGTCGATGCTTGCGCTATAGTAGTCCTGAGGATTCGTAAAAGTCTTTCGTATGTCGGGTACTAAAAACAGGTTAAGTATCCTGTTGTCTAGTTCGTTTAGATAGACTTGTATTATCGAGAAAAGCTTTAGTCTCTTAAGGACGGTTTCATAATGATCTACGTTGACTAGCGCAAAGCTCTTAGACTGTCTAGGTGCAATGAGTTTAGTCAGTTTAGAATCTTCTGGGTTGACCCCAAAGAATGGAGGGTTTGTTGTAGCGATCTCGATGTATTCGTTAAGGTCTACTTCGTCTCCAAGTATGCTAAGCCCAGTGTCTACGAATTCAAATTTTACTGAGCTTGGGTCTTCTGTTCTAATGTTTCCTAGAACTCCATCGTTTATGATGTATTCGACTATTATCTCCGAGCCTTTAGGTGGAATCTTTCCATAGTTGTAGTTTCCAAAGTATATGTCAAGTCCGCTAGTTATTCCGGTCCTAGCAATAAAGCCGGCCTCGTTTCTAGGCATGTCTAGAATGGACTCGTATTTTTTCCATTTTTCTCCGTTTACAAAAACGTTTATGTAAAAGTTATCAATGTGGAAGTTTTGAGGACTACCTATAGAAAAACTGGTCATAGGTAAGCCTGTTCCAGTAACCGTCTGTTTCTCAACCGTTCCTTGTCTTAAAGCTAGTCTTAACCCGTTGCTTGATCCATTGAAATTAAACTTTACTTCGTCTTGAGGAAGGTCTATGACATAAGGTAGACCGTTATTCAAACACCTAATCTTAGTAAGGTTAGGAATTATCACGAGGTCAGATGGAAATTCGGTCTCTCCAGATAATATAGAAAGACTGATCTCGCCAGTAGCAGAAACTGATCGGCTAGGGTTGTGTCCAGCCAAAGAAGCTAACGAATAAATCGACGTAAGACGCGAAGCCTCATTGACGTTTAGCTCGGTTATCGAGTCTTCAATGTAATAAAATATGAGCTGCGTAAGATTTTCAGTCACCAATAGTAACTGACCAAATGGCGAAGCCGTTGTGAATATGTTTCGACTCTGACCGAACCTAGTGGTTAAGGTAGTTATAGTCTGACCTAATATGTCTTGAATATAGGTAGAAAGTCTATTAAGTACCTTGAAATTATCAGTAGCGCTTGCCATCTAGTGTCTAAATTTATTTTATTTATCCTCCCTAGAAAAGAGCAAAACTATAACTTTTAATACTCTAACATAATTTCAATAAGATAAATAAACCAAAGACCTTCTCATGTTTAAGTCACTAGATAACAAAAACATATATGAAAGCACAAAGCTTTCGTTTAATTTCAATTTCTTTTCACCACTTTCAAGAAAAGAAGCCGCATCTAAGCTAGCAAAAGCGCTAGGTGTAAAGGTCATGTGGTCAAACAAGATGACCAAGGCATACGAATCGAGCGATGGTCAGTTTAAGCTAGAGCCTACCTATTCTAAGGGTTACAAGGAACTTTCTTTCTCTACTAAGTTTCTTCCATATCAAGAAGGAGTTCACCTATTTCTAAAGGCAATGAATGTAATAGACGAGATAGGATTCACAAACGAACGTTGTGGAGTCAAAACCAGCATCATGATGAACGAAAAAAGCCTAGGACTGGGAACAGGAGTAGACAAACTAAATCGTTTAAAATACTTGATAGGCCTAAACGAGAAACAGATATTTGAATGGTGGCCGCAAGCTGAAAACGATTCAAAGCTAGTTTATCAAGGTCAATTGAGCCACATAAAGATAAAAAGAGCATACGAGACCTTAATATCTACTAAGCTGTTGGAGAAGCTTGACCCACACCACCTAATCCTTACTGAGTCAGAGTTTTTTGGAAACGACTTTTCAGACCTAGGTAAAAAAATGATCTCAATAAATTACATAGGAGGAAAGGGTTACACGAAGAAGAAGAGAGAATCGATAGACACGATAAACCTAGTCATCGAAAGGTTGCATGAAACACTAAAAGATAACCTAAAGTATTCGGATAAAGAAAAAGCTAAGATAGAGGAGCTTTCTGAGTCACTACAGTCTGCTTTAAACAAAACTAGATCTTTTACGAGTTTCAAGTCTTCTTTTCCAGAAGCTTCCCTTTCAATCGATCTAAGAGCAGACGAGATGTTGATAGAATCCCAGTACCTTTCTATTAGGGAAAGACTTTTCGAGTTCGCAGCGGCAGGAGGAATCGAAGAAGCTTCTTTCAATTGGGATTCGAGAAGAAAGAAGTTTCAGGTAAAAGGAGCTAAGTTCAAAAACAACTTAATGGTTGAGGATGCTGAGTTTTTTGACTGTACTTTAGAAGGAGAACTCAAAAACTGCCTAATTGAGAGCAGCATACTAAGAAATTCTAAGTTAGTGGACTGCATAGTTCACTCAAACAATTTAATAAAGTTTTCAAAGCTCTTTGAATGCGAGTATTTAGGAGGAGCGAACGAGATCTCTTCCAGCTTTTTAGAGAATTCAGAAGATCGCCCAATCTTTGCGGATTTACGGGAGTGTTTGATATATCGAGGTAAGCTTTCTTTGCTGGCAACAATCGATTCATCTACCAAGATAATCGAATAATTTGTTTTACACGACAGGCGCCTTAATTGGCAAATAAATAAAAAAAATAACAGCACAGGAAGATGTCTATCTATACAAATCTGAACTCTACGAGACAGTTGACTACGTCGAGTCTTACATCCATTGTAGACATTACTAATCTTAATTTTAAAAGCCTAACTGCTGCGACTTTAGAGTTTCTAAACAACATTAAGTACAACGAAACGAATAACAGCTTTACAGTAAACACTGGAACCTTTCAATTCGTTAATATCGAAAACGCTCTCTCCCTTAAAACAGACGGAATAACTACTTTTACTATAGACTCGCTCGGTAGGGCTGAGGGTCAAGAACTCCTGGTAAAGGTTGCAGAATCAAAGAGGTTAAGGTTCACAGACTTTAACGACTGGCCAGACCAAGGCGTTCCAGGAGAAGTAATTTATACGGGTATTCAAAACCAAAAACCACAGTTTGGAGAAGACTTTATAGGCTACCTACAGTCTAAGGGATGGGTAAGTCTTACTCAAGGAGGTTTCTCAAACTACATAACGCTCGCTGAGCTTGATGGAAGTCCACCTTTTCCAGCTCCACCTTCTCCTGACCAAGGAATAGTTTGGATCGGATCGCCTGGTTACGAGACCGCATACACACCAACTACTCAAACCATTTATTATACTGACGAAAACGGTCAGATCTTCGATCTTACCTATTCTACTGGTGCACCTGGACCTCAGGGTCCCGCCGGATCAACTGGACCTGCAGGATCCACTGGACCGGCGGGACCAGCCGGCCCAGCTGGTTCAAGTCTAATGAAATCGTATGTCGTTAAGCTTTTATTCAATAGCGGCTCGATCGATGCAGCTTCTCCTTTCACTGCTGCCGAGGACCCAGACGGAACCGACTTATTAAGCGAACCTGGCTGGACCTTTACTAGGGACAGTGCTTCACAGATAACTATAACTCATCCGGCAGCACAGACTGCCATAAACTTTGTTACACACGCAGAGAATTCAACAGGAGTTTTCGTTACTAAAGCGGTGACTGGTGTAGGTAATGCAGGCACAGCAGTTAAACAGGACTTTGCAAACGTTGGAATAACTATATCTGGATTAACTTCTACTTTTACTGGAGTAAACTCAGGTGCAGGATATAGACTTTACCTGACTTGGCAGTTCTCAGACAACACAATATTCATATAAAAATTGAAAACAAAAGAGATTCGATATGGCACAAATTCCTAGACTACCAGTTACAATGATTGCATCCGTTAGGAGCGGGTCCATCACGGTCTCTAGAAACTATAATAACCCATCCAGCGCATACGATGGATTTCCTTATGAGTTTGATTGTATATTAGACATAATACCTCTAAGCACATCAGAGCTTCCCAACTATGAATTCAATGCTAATGACATTGAGGTCGGGATGTGGATATTGCAACAGTCTGGTCTAGCATTTGAAGTAATTTCTGTGACTGTAAACACAACAGTCGAAGCACAAGTAACGCTAAGAGACACCAACCTATACAATCTCCTAAGCGATTACA